ATGGTCTTGGAGGACTAACAGGACTCGTTGCATTATTCACAAACTTTGCCTCAGGTGATGGATGTGACAGAAAACCCATTGGTGGTAAAGCAAAAAATGGTTTCTATCCTTTATTTGGTGTAACAAGTTGTAGTGATGAGGAGTTAGCAAATATTAATAAGATTAGAGGTAAAAGAGGTGCTTGTGCAGGAGAAAGTGCAGGTACAGGTGTTTTAGATCAAATATTCTCAAAGGCAGATCCATATTTACAAGTAGCTAAGACATTTGTTGATGGTTCATATGATCAACATATTGGAACCCCAGGTCGTCAGGCACACGTTTTCAAAGAACCTAGTGGCACAACACATACATCTGTCAACATCAATAATAATACATACGCAGAGTATATGTTCCTCAAAAAAACAAGAGAGGAAAATCCAGATATTACGGACGAAGAGTTAAAGCAAAAGTTAGAAGCATATAAAAAGAGTAACAGAGGTGGTTCAAAAGATGATACAGGTAACTTAGTTGCAGATCATACATCTTTTGCAGGTAATCGCACCATGGATGTCATAGGTGATGATTGTGCAAATATTGATGGTGACTATGTTCGTAATGTTGAAGGTGATTATAGATTAAAGATTACTGGTGACATGCATCTTGAAGTTGGTGGTGGATTCTTCATGGATGCTGTTGGTGCAGCAAAACAAGTTGATAAGAATGGAAAGGACACTGATGATAAAGGAAAGGTACAAAAACATACTATCACATTCAACTCAGACTTAGATATGGGTGTGAGTGGTGCTGATTTCCAACTACAAGCATCTAAAATATTGGTAGGAGCTAAGAAATATGAAGGTATCATAGATGATTATACGTTGAAGTCAGATAAGCAAGATTTTGCTGCGACTCAAGAGATAGTAATATCTGCTGATACTGCTCTAACACACAACACACCAAATATGTTCAACCATATCAATACACCTATTTCAGAAAAAGCAGATAAACCTGGTATCACTACGATTTGTTACGGTCATATAAAAACTGATGTTCTTCCCGCAGCACCTCATGCAAGAATACCAGTCATTGTAACTAACAATGAAAAAGGTCCAATGTCTGCCACATGTGGAGATACAGGGTATGATATGGAGGTTTTAGCAGGAAAACATTTGATTACTTCTAAAGGTGATGGTGGATCAATACAAAATATCACCAAAAATTACTCTATTGTAGTTGGTGGTAGAATGGATACTAACGTGACGAAGACATTCTCAGTAAAAGCAAAAACAATTTACCTAAACTAACTTGACAGGTTTATTGTTTTATCATATAATAGAATCATGAATGACGAATCTCTAACCTATCTTGTCCATGTTTTCATCGACTTTTCAAAACGTGCCGTTACGGTATTGGATACTGATGGAAATGAAAGACACTTGAATTTCTCTCAAAATCTAGAGGGAGCAGAAGACTTTACTGCAACCTGCAGTGAAATCGTTGACCTTGTAGATTCTGATATGATTACTTACACATTTGCTGAACAATGATTGGACCAATAGACATCACTATGAGACAATACGAGGATAACCTCGCATTTATCAGTCAGTTGACTGAAACTAATAGGATTTGTTGGAAAGTAAAACTTAATACTGGAGCATCTATAATGGTTACTCCTGTTGCTGAAGTTTCTCCTATTGAACCAGAAGTACAAGAACAGGTAGAAGAGTTTCGTAAACAGTTTATCAGCAATCAAGGGGCAGGACAAGTACCATGAACTGTTGGTCATGCGGTTTCCCAAACTTAATATGGGGCGGAGATAACTCAACTCCAGACGATTACGAGTATGAGATAGAAACAAATCTATCTTGTCCTCGTTGTGACGCTTTTGTATTAGTTTATCATCAACTAAGAGATGAGACCTAGTACACGTCATGCGATAGACATGCTATATCGTTGCAAATGGAATCTACCAGAAGCAGCAGAATATGCAGAACTATCAAATGAAGAAATGAAAAGAACTTTTAACAGATTTTGCAAATTTAAATGGCATACTTAGTACATCCCTTACCTCCAAGAAAAGTATGGGTAAAAAAAGAATATCTTTACGATCTAGAGAAGGGACATGGTGAACTCACCCCTGGAATCTGGATATCTGTAAGGAGTATACAAGCAAAAGCTTTGTATTTTGAGACATTACTTACTGACTATGGTGCACTCTTTGATAAGTTACCACTCAGTGCATTTGTGTGGAAACCAGATATTGATTGGGATAATCAGTTACCGTTAGATGTATTAGAACTGTGGGATTGTTTTGATTATAATATTACAGTTGTAGAGAAACCTCTGCTAGGTAGGTGTCAGTTCTTTGGTAAGGATAAAAAGTTACACCCTGGTGAGTATGAGTTTACTATTGATACCGCACACCCTGACTTCTCTGTACTAGATGTAAACTTTTCAGAACATGATCCAGAACATAAAACATTTAATATTATTGCATTAGACAATGGACAGTTTGCAGCACAACCAAATAATCGATGTCAGTTCTTTGATAATAGTTTGGTAGATAATGATAACTTGAAGCAACCTGATTTCAAGGTGTGCACACAAAATTATGCTGTAGAAACTTTACCAAAATGGTGGTCTGTAGGACATACTGATGAATGGGCATATAAAACAGAAGAAGAAGAGGAAGAGGAAAAACAGGTTGAGATAAACATCAAACCAGAACTAGATGATGAGGTTTGGTGAACTTGTATAAATAACCTTGTAGCATAGTAAGTGTGATTATTCGTGGGAACCAGAAAGATTTCACAACTGGAGACAATATCTGACGCAAACCTGTCAGGAGAAGCGATTCTGCCTGTAGTAGTGTCGGATCCGTTGATTCCGAACAGAAAAGCAAAAATTAATCAGTTATTCAAAGGATTGGCACAGGGTACAAAAACTGACCCAGGTCTATCATTCGATTTGGATAGAGATAGTGGATTGTATCAAAATGCATACGATGAACTAGGATTAGCTTTTGGTGATGGCGGTTTCTACTGTACTCGTATTGATAATGGTAACAGCAGTACATCATTGTATATTACTGCAGTTGATGATTCTGCAAACAACACTGACATTGTTCTCGCACCGAAAGGTACGGGATCTATCAAAGTCACGGGTAACTTCCTTATATCTGACCAAACATTTATTTTAGAAGATGCTCAAGGACCTAAAGCAAGATTTGAAGTTTCTAACGTTGGTACTGGTACTAATACTCGTATCTTCACCCTTCCCGCTATTACCAGTGGTAACGGAACTACCGTTGTTGGTGCTGATACTCAGCAGACGTTAACAAACAAGACTATTCTTATTGATGAGGATAACTTTGTTCTTGTTGATGGCACAGAAGAGGCAATCTTCCAAATCAACTGGACAGATACTATCAGTGCAAGACGTTCTTACTTCTTACCTGACGCAGGTACAGTAACAACTACTGCAGAACCTACAGCTACTGCATCAACTCTTATTGATACTAAATCAGAACAGACTCTTCTAACCAAGACTCTGGTTGATTTAAAGTTAGCAGCAAACGCTGAAGCAGCAACTAAATATGCAATCTTCAACACCTCTGCTCTAACTGAAAACAGAACCCTTACGGTTCCTGATTTGTCAATGACATTTGTTGGTACAACTACCACTCAGACTATCTCTAACAAGTTATTTGAAGGATTACTTTTAGTTGACACTACAGACGCAACGAAGAAAGTTTCGTTTAACGTTGCTAATGTTAACACAGGAACTAACGAACTCTTCAGATTCCCTAATACAGATAATCTAAATAGAGGTGCAGACACATACAATATACTTGTAACAGAGAAGTCTGCGGGAGAACTTTTCAATAAGACTCTCAACTCACCAATCCTTAAAACGACTGGTAACGACGCAGGTCAAGTAACATTATCTGCAGAGGGCATTACAGGTCCTAGAACGATTAAGTTCCCTGACGCTGATGCTACTCTACTATCTACCGAGAACGTAACACTAGATGATGTTACATTCGGTGCAGGTATTGGAGCAAATAACTTAACTGGTCTAACAAGACAACAACAATTCTTCTACTCTGGATTTTAATAAACAATGGCTAAACAAGGACTACTTGCTTCAGCAAAACCAAGCGGTGCTACGAATACAGTGCTTTATGAAGCACCTATTGACGCATCAGCAAGTACGGTTTTGTCTGTAACAGAGCAAGGCGGATCAGGAACTACATTCGACGTTGCTGTAAAAGATTACGACCAACACTTAGTTGTAGGTGCAAGCACATATAAACTTCATAAGGGAGATGTGGTAACAGGATATAGATTTGACTTAGGAACTGCAGTTGGTGCGGATCAAGGTTTACAAGCAAATCAGGTATTGACATCTGGTGATGGAGAAAAAACAGCAATATTTGAATCCTTTTACATTCCACCTTTCACCGAGATTGTAGTGAAGAGTAAGGCAATCAGGCAGATAGCGGTGGAATCAGTTTCTGGTACATTTGCTGTAGGTAATACAATATCAAAAGGAAGTGGTGGTAATACATCTGTTGCAACTATATTTGCTGTGGCATCTGGATCTGGCGGTTCGACTTTACATATTGGACCCTCTACCTTGAATGGTTCTGGATCTGAGTTTGCTGCAGGTGATTCTATAACTGCATCTGGTGGTGCAACTGCTACCATATCATCTGGTGGTGTTGGTACTGCTGCAAATGAATTTACATTTACAACATCTGGTGGAACTGAGAATCTTTATCTTGGAGCAACATTATCAGTATTAGGAGACAGAACTTATCGTTTTAACGTAGCAGATTCGAGTATGAGCAGTTTGGTATTCAAACTCTCTGAAGTTGTGAATGGTGAATGGGGTCCTGATGGAACCGCAGGTAACTCTGATGATGGTACTGAGTATACCACAGGTAAGACCACTAACGGAACTGCAGGTTCTAGTGGTGCTTATGTTCAATATGATTTTACTGCTAACACAAGTTTACCTGCAACTCTGTACTATTATGAAGGAACAACTGGAACTGCTGCTAACTCAAATTACGGAGGGTCAGACAGACTTATCGCTACATCAAGTTCA